CTCAGGAACCTTTGTAGCGGCTCCCAATGCCATGAGTGACGCATCAGCAGCGCCAACACCTATTGCCTTTGTCTGCTCCCAAATAGCATTCAAGGTAATCATGCCTTCGCCGATTGCTTCCGCATTTCTCAGCGTATTGGCAGTTTCTTCTGCTAGGTATTCTTGCTTCATGCGGTCGATGCCAGCCTGTGCCGGGCCCATCGCTTGCCCAATTTTCTGATCTGATGCCAACTGCGCTTGCGAAAGGTTCGCAGCCGAGGTCATTGCCTCAGGGCTAAACGTGTGTGCTAGTTTGCTCAGGTGTTGGGATCGGTCGCTAACGATCCCGAGTAGTTGTTGAGCATAGCCAAGGATCTGCCCTGCACCCATCATGCCAGCCATCATCGAAGACGTCGCGCTTATACGACTTATCTTCTCCATGGCACCATTCACGCCTTTGATAAGGCCGGAGGTGTCCGCGGTAATCGAGACGGATGCTTTTAAGTCAGACGCCATGGTGCAATTTTATGTGGTGGTTGTTGTGTGATCGAGCAACACAGGGTGATGAGTAGGCTTTCGATACGTTCTTCGGGTGTCATTTCCACCATCAAGCCGAGCGGCATATCCATCCGTGCCGCTGGGCTCATTCTCCAGATGCGCCTTTCGGCGCTTGAGTAAAACGGTCTTTCATTACCTCCGCGATAATGGCGTTACCGATTTCCGCTTGAAGATCAGCAGCAGCGACGCCATCAGGTAAGAGGCGTGAACCGTCCGCGCATCGGACGCAGTCCACCCACCAGTACTGATTTCCACCAGCCGCAGCCATATCGCGCATCACTGGGCGCCGCACCTGTAACGGTGGCAAGCCAGGGATACTTGCGTCTCTCCAACCGTCTCCTAGAAATTCGGATCCGATTGGCATCAGACCCTAGCCTCGCTGAAACTAAAGTTAATAGTCGCTGCGCCCTGCCCGTCGTACGAACGACTGGCACTGGTTAGTAAGCAAGTCATCGTATGACCAATACCGCTATTTCCGTCAAGCCATGCAACGATCGTTTTAGTATCTGTAGCCGTGTTTATTAGCAAGGTCAGCGCCGTTTCTGTCGCCGTTGTCACCAATGCGGTGCAGGACAGTTTGCGCGTTACTCGGCCAGCCATTGCGAAGGTCGTTAGATCGACAGTGCTTGTTATGTCGATCTCTTGGCGTGAATGGTCAATGGTCACATTTTGCACAGGAATAACAACGCTATTGATACTGAGCGTTCCGCCGTATCCAGCAAAGTAGGTCGTAGCCATGGTTAACTTTCGTCGTGAGCGAGGAAGGAAGTGGACACCACAACGATGCGCTCCGCATCGCCTGTGCCATCATCAGGAACCGCATCGACCGTCCTCATGGACAAGTCAACGCATCGGAATGTGATTTTGGTTTTTGTAAATGAGTCAAAAAACGCCGCTGCGAGTTCATCGGCTGTTACTAAGCATTCGGCGAGCGTTTGGGCAACGACCGTCCATGAGAACGTGAGGGTAGCCATATTCGTCATCGCGTTTGAGTTGAAGACGTAGTTTGCAGACGACATCTCATAGGTGCAGTACGGCAATGGGTCGCCCTGACGGCGCCAGCGTGGCGATATCTCGGCGTTTACTTCGCCCTGTGTGTACTCGTACAGCGCGAGCGTCATGAGTTCGATGCTTGGGCTACTTGCCATTGAGAGCCGCCTTTGCTTCAAGCAAGATGTAGTCCCGCAGGTTTTGCATCGTCTTCTGCATCAAGCGCTCAACGACCTTCCGGGATCTACCCGATCCTGCGATCTGCTTACTTTGCGATGAGGCTCGGTTGCGGCTACGTATGTCTCGCTCCACAACAAACGTAGGTGCGGCATCACGTGCAGCAGCAAAGACGGCACGCATCCGCGCTGCTCGTTCTGTCTTCGGAGCCTTAAGCGCTGCTGGGCGGTTCTGCTTGATGATGGCTCTGTAGTTGTCTCGCTCTGCCCTTGCCGTGGAACTGAAGTTCTTGTAGGCGCTCGACTTCCCGCCAAAGTGACGGAAGCCACCTTCGAGCAAGTGCCAAATCTTTTGGCGCCCACTTGCGTTTGCTCCGGCAGACTTTCCGTACATGACACCGACGCGGCCAAGGATCGGAGCGGATGTTCCGCCACCGCCTCTACGTACGTCCACCTTCGTGGCGTTTGCGATCTCTTGGCGATGCCATGGGTACCCGCGGTAGTTTGCGGAAAGCCAGGTCTGCCGTAATGCCTTGCGCATTGGGTCAAGCGCCTTACGCATCGAGCGCTTCAGGACGTTCTGTGCCACTTTAGGGCCCAAATTCTTCAGCGCCTTGCGGACGTTGTGGTCAATGAACTGTGTCTTGATAGTCACTTTGGTAGCGGTCATGCCGTTTCCTCCGTGGCTTCGATCTCAAGACGCCTGCGCTTCTGATCGCGATCCCAACAGGCGCGGATATGGAACACTCGTTCAGTGCCGTTGTCTTGATACACGAGTCTTGAGTTGTTGGTCACTGAAGGGTGAAAGGCAGCAATGATGCGCCAATCAGAACGGGTGTTTACTCCGAGATCGCCGATGACTTCGTTCGTTCGCGCCGTCTCGATGTGGCAGGCAATCTGTGCTACTGAAATCCACGAAGTTTCAGCCTGTCCGTAATCGTCGACCGTTCGCACAGGGTTCTGTGCGGTCATGCTCAGGCGCAGCATCCCTGATGGAACGTGCCCAGCCATTACCCAATCCCCTTGCCCATCATGCCGGTGATCCGATCCCAGTAGGTCGAGTCCAGGGCAACCGTGTCATCGCCGCGGCTTGCCACATGGTGTGCCACGCGCTGGAGTAGCGCCATCTCGAGCAACGGGTTGAGCGCTGCGTTGCCGGCTGTTACGGTCAGCGTTACTGGGTAGGTCAGTGCATCGATGTCCATATCGACATAGACCAGACCGTTGATCATGATCTTTGCGCACGTGCCGGTAAGGGGCACTGTCGCGCTGTCGCTGTAGACGGCCGTAGTGCCCGCCAGGTCGCCTTGGCGCTCCAAACGGAGGTACAGACCGCCGTAGATCGTCAAGGGCGCTGCGGGCACCCACTGCGTCCTGGTGACCGACTCCACGCACCACCCGGTTCGCTCTTCTAGTTCGCGTACGGCTGCTGCCCATGCAATGCCAATAGCCGGGTCATCCTCCGTGTGAGGAATGCGGGCCCAACTGCGGAACTTTGCAAGGTCTAGAGCCATTGTTCCTCGCTGCAGGTGGGTAGGGCCGAAGCCCCACCCACCTGAAGGATGAGAGGTTCAGAATCAGGCGTTCGTAACTTGCAACTGCACTAGCGCATTGACGCGGGTGAAGTCGGAGTTGGCGAACATCATGCCCTGGTAACGGATGCGCCCAGTACCACTAAGGCTGTACTCGTCGCGGGTGACCGACATCGTTCCCCACTCGCGCATGGCGAATGCTTCACTGATGTTGCCCAAGCACGCAAGCACGTTCTTGCCAGTGGAGCCTGTAGCAACGTGCGCTGGCAGGTACTCAGTTACGTAAACTGGCAAACCCATGAGCGTAAACGGAGCTGCATTGACCAAGGCAGCATCAGCAGACGGAACAAAGATTGGAACGCCGTTGATTAAGATTCCTGCGATTGCTGCGTACACATCTTGCGGCATGATCCATGCAGCGGATCCCCAATACGCGGCAGGCAACTTCGTGTAGCGCATTTCGGACAACTTGGCAACAGTTACACCAGCGGTGATTGCTGCTGCGCGGGTTGTCGAGGCGCTTGTTGCGGTTGTGATGTTGATGCCTGTTGTGGAGTTAACGGTAAAGATGCCCTTCGGCGAGTTGGTGCCAGTACCACCGATGTAGCCCCACTCAAGGTTCTTCGACAACTGAACCTGCAAGTGCGAGAGCACTTCCTGTTCCACGGGGAATCCAGGGTCAGACTGTGCAATGAGTTGATGCGACACTTCGGTCTTTGGCAAGCAAAGAACCGGAGCAAGCGCCACTTCGGTGAACAGAGGATCTGAATTCGCTGCTACAACACTTCCGGTATCGGGCAACGTCCATGCAGATGTGTAATCAGCGGTTTTCAGCGTGCTGTAGCGCAGCGCCTGGTAGCCCTGAACTCCTGTGCGCAGGTCACCCAAATTGCGCATGATCGACTGCGCAGATAGGTACTTGAGCACTGAATCTTGGTACAGCTTCGGGATGAGAATCGAGCTCGAAGCGGTCGTGATGAGTTCACGCTGTTCCGGGATTGCACCAGTGCGCATGTAGTTCGCGAACTGCATCTCGTACTTCTTGGAATCGCGATACTCGAGCGAGCGCTCTTCGGTCTTCTTGACCATGTTCTCAACAGCGCTCGATGACGCGAAACGCTCGCGCAGTTGCGCGGAACGGATCTCGGCTTCGACC